GATGTATTGGTTCGTGAGTCAGTTTTCGCAGAAGTCGCTTCTGACCTTGCAGATACAGAAATTGAAAAATTTAAGTCTCTTGCAGAAGATGTAGAGTTTACAACTGAAGAAGCTTTCAGTGAAAAACTTGAAACGCTGAAGGAAAGTTATTTTCCAAAGGCAACAACTGTCGCTGAATCAGTAGATGCTGTTGAAGAAAACGGTCAATCTTTTGATACAACTGGCGCTATGAGTGCTTATATGAGTGCAATTAGCAAAAATGTAAAGCGTGCAAAATAACGATGAAAGATTCGTTTTTTATAAATATTATTAGAAAACCCAATAAGGAGAAATAACAATGTTCCAGACAGAACATCTACAGGAAAAGTGGCAGCCAGTCCTAGAACACAACGATCTTCCAGAGATCAAGGATTCTTATCGTAAGGCCGTAACCACTGTTATCCTAGAAAACCAAGAAAAAGCACTTCGTGAGGACTCAAACTTCCTTTCAGAAGCTGCACCAACTAACGCAACAGGCTCAGCCGTTGATAATTGGGATCCAATTTTGATCTCACTTGTTAGACGTTCTATGCCTAACCTAATTGCATACGATGTTGCTGGTGTACAACCAATGACAGGCCCAACAGGGTTGATCTTTGCAATGCGTTCACGCTACGGCGCTCAAAACGGTACAGAAAATCAGTATGCAGAAGCAGACTCAGATTTCTCTGGTGCTGGTACACACGCTGGTACAAACCCTGCTGTTCTTAACGATGGTTCGCCAGGCACATATACTGGTGGTACTGGTATGACAACTGCTGCTGCAGAAGCATTAGGTGATGCATCAAACAATGCATTCGCTGAAATGTCTTTCTCAATTGAGAAGAACTCAGTAGAAGCTAAGTCACGTGCTCTTAAAGCAGAATACACAATGGAATTGGCGCAAGACCTTAAAGCAATCCACGGTTTGGATGCTGAAACAGAACTTGCAAATATTCTATCTGCTGAAATCCTAAACGAAATCAACCGTGAAGTTGTTCGTACAATCTATGTAACTGCTAAGCCAGGTGCTCAGGTTGATACTGCTACTGGTGGTGTTTTCGATATGGACGTTGACTCAAACGGCCGTTGGAGTGTTGAGAAGTTTAAAGGACTTATGTTCCAAGTGGAACGTGAAGCAAACGTAATCGCACAACAAACTCGTAGAGGAAAAGGTAACATGATTATCTGTTCATCTGATGTTGCATCTGCACTTCAAATGGCTGGACAATTGGATTACACTCCTGCTCTGAACAACAACTTGAATGTTGATGACTCAGGTAACACATTTGCTGGTGTTCTTAACGGACGTTACAAAGTGTACATCGACCCATATGCTGCAAACGGTGCTGCAAAACAGTACTTCACAGTGGGTTATAAAGGTACTTCACCTTACGATGCAGGTCTTTTCTACTGCCCATACGTTCCGTTACAAATGGTTCGTGCGGTTGGTGAAAACACTTTCCAACCAAAAATCGGTTTCAAAACTCGCTACGGCTTGACTGCAAACCCATTTGCTGGTGGTGCGACTGTTCGTTCAGGTGCTTTGACTGCAAACGACAACGTATATTACAGAAGAGTTCAAGTTACGAACATCATGTAATAACGAATAAGAATTGGATTAAACCAATCTTGGGGAGAACTTTCGGGTTCTCCCTTTTTTTGTCTTATAAATAGTTGAAAGGAAAACAAAGATGTTAAAACAAAACCCATTACAGAGACAACCCGACACTGTAGATTTTGCGAGTCCTACTCAGTTTAAATTTTCATTGTTGGATATTCCTACAACTATTTACTTTGTGACAGAAGTAAATTTGCCAGGCATCGCATTCTCTGGTGATGCAATTATGAATAGTCGTTATAAAGCAATGCCTTTCATGGGTGATACTTTAGAGTTCTCTCCAATGGAACTTACATTTTTGGTAAGTGAAGGTTTGTCTAATTACATTGAGATTCATAATTGGATGACAGGTATTGGTTTTCCAGATAGTACAGAACAATTTGCAAAGGCAGTTGCAGAAGATGCTGGATTGAAACCAGGCTCTAATAATAAATCTATTAGTAAGAATATTCAATCAAACACATCAGTTGATCCGTCATCACTCACATCAGATGCAACATTGACAATTCTCACAAATAAGAATAACCCTAAGTTAAATGTTAATTTTAGAAACTGTTATCCTACATCATTATCTGGATTAACATTTAATTCACAATCAAGTAACTCAGAACAATTAACTGCAACAGTTACAATGAATTACGACTTGTACGATTTCAAAGAATTATAAATAAGTATGAGCAGGGGAAAGGTGAACTTTAACACCCGACCTTGATTCTCTATATGAGATAATTTAGAACAGAAAGTTCCAACCTATCTCTGCTCACTTTACAGTATGGAATATATTATGACATTAGAAGAACTACAGGCATCAGCCGCAAAAGACTTGAAGATAGATAACTTAGAACTTGGAGATGAATCTCTAAAGTCTGCATCTCTTCATCAAAAATATCTCACACACTACAATCAATTCAGACAACTTGTCATTCTCAAAGAGGGCGAGTACAAAGTACTTTATCGAAAAAAGTGGGAATACTACGGTGGTAAATCTGACCCTCAAGTGTACAGAGACAATCCATTTGATCACAAAATACTAAAAAGTGATTTGAGCATATATCTTGAATCTGATGAACAACTCATTGAAGCTAAAGCAAAAGTTGAGTATTGGAAGATGTGTCAAGATAGTTGTGAAAGAATTCTTAAACAAGTAGGTAATCGTAATTGGGAAATTAAAAACGCCATCGAATGGCGTAAGTTTGTTGATGGTGTTGTCTAGTGACAAAGGTTAAAAAGAAGAATGAAGTATTCTTACAAGTAGAAGCAGAACCAAGTACTGCTCGTTCCCTATCAGACTTTTTTACCTTTGAAGTGCCAGGCGCAAAGTTTATGCCTGCATATCGTAATCGTATTTGGGATGGTAAGATTAGATTATTCTCTCCACAGAACGGAGAATTGTATTTAGGATTATTATCCTATCTTAAAAAATGGTTAGATGATTATGAAGAACCATATGAAATAAGTGAGGAATTGAAAGATGAAAAAGAAATTAGTAGAGAAGTATTGGAAGGATTTATTTCAAGCCTTAAACTTAAAAGTAGAGGCAAAGATATTCAACCTAGAGACTATCAAATTAATGCCGTGGATTACGCAATCAGAAATCATCGTGCTTTACTTCTTAGTCCTACTGCATCTGGGAAATCACTTATCATCTATATTCTCGTAAGATATTACGAAATATTACTTAGAGAAGAACCTAATGATAAGATACTGATACTTGTTCCAACAACATCTTTAGTGGAACAAATGTCTTCAGACTTTATTGATTATGGATGGCATGAGAAAAATATACAAAAGGTGTATAGTGGACATGATAGAAACGTATCTAAAAAGGTAGTTGTATCTACATGGCAATCTCTCTACAAAATGCCGACTAGTTATTTTGAACAGTTTGGATGTGTTATTGGTGATGAGGCTCATTTATTTAAAGCAAAATCACTCACATCTATTCTTACTAAAATGCATATGTGTAAGTATCGTTTTGGACTTACAGGTACACTAGATGGAATGCAGACACATAGACTAATACTAGAAGGTTTGTTTGGTGCATTGAATAAGGTTATATCTACTAAAGAACTTATAGATAAGAAGACACTTGCAGAATTTAAGATTAATTCTATTGTATTGACATATCCAGAAGAAGAGTGTAAACTAGTCAAAGGTATGAAGTACCAAGATGAGATTGACTATATAGTTACTAATACTAAACGTAATGAATTTATTAGAGACTTGACTTTGAACATTAAAGGTAATACATTAGTACTGTTTCAGTTTGTAGAGAAACATGGAAATATATTACATAAAATGATATCAGAAGCCACAGATAGAGAAGTGTTCTATGTATATGGTGGTACTGATACACAGACAAGAGAAGATATTCGTGCGATCACTGAAAAGAAAAATGATGCGATTATTGTTGCATCCTATGGTACTTTTTCTACTGGTATTAATATTCGTAATCTCCACAACATCGTGTTCTCTAGTCCAAGTAAAAGTAGGATCAGAACCTTGCAATCTATCGGAAGGGGATTGCGTAGGAGTGACAGTAAAGATTCCGCCATACTATTCGATATAGCAGATGACTTATCATATAAATCTAAAAGGAACTTCACTTTGAATCACTTTTTAACTCGCATAAATATATACAATGAAGAACAATTTGATTACGAAATAAAGAGGATAAAACTCAAATGACAGAAGTTAAGATTCTAAAACTATCTAGTGGTGAAGAAATTATCTGTAATGTTATCGACAATGAAAGCCAATCCTTTATTAATATTAATCGTCCAATGAAACTTAATGCTATTCCTAAACATGCTAGAGATGGCACTTTAGAAGAAAGTCTATCATTACAGAGATGGATACACTTCTCCGAAAACAATACCTATCAGATTGAAAGAGTGAAAGTACTTGTCACTACAGATGCATCTATAGGATTATCTAAATTCTATTCCTATTGTCTAAACAAATTAGATCT